ATAGATGAATTAAAACAAGATAAAAAAGTCTTTATTATCTCTCACAATGAATATTTAACGTCTATAATAGAGGACAAGGCTACAGAATTAGTAGTAAAAAAAGAGAAAGGAACTACATCTTTCGCGTAATTCATACCTAAATAAGATACCAAACAACAAAATTATGATTAAACCATTCGGAACCAGACTATTAGTCCGTCGTAAAAAAGCGGAATCCCAAACAGAAGGGGGGATTTTCCTCCCTTCTGAAGTTACAGACAAGAAATATAACGAAGGAACTGTAGTTCGTACTTCAGATGATTGTAAAATCTCTGAAAACGATTACGTAATTTTCGGAGATTATTCAGGTAATGAAATTTACGATACTAGTACAGACGAGATGCTTGTACTCATCATGGAAGATGATGTTATTTGTACTATTATGGAGGATGAGTAATGGGTTACGACATACCTAAAGATTCTCTCCAAGAATCCATTTTTATGGATAAGTATGCATACCCTGGGGAAACTAAATGGAAGCAACTTGCTAAAAGAGTTTCTAAAGCTGTTGCACTTCCTGAAAATGAAGAAGTTAGAGAGCAAATAGAAAAGAAATTCTTCGAGGCTATTAACTCCGCAGACTTCTGTCCGGGGGGACGTATTCTGTTTGGAGCAGGTCGTAATAAGTATAATATGCTTAACTGTTATGTCCTTGACCCTGAAGACTCAGTGGAAAGCATTGGTAAGACTATTGCAGATATGTATAAGATTTCCTGCGCAGGGGGAGGCGTAGGGTTTAATTTTTCAAAGATTCGTCCAAAAGGAGACGATATTCAAAATATTAAATGGTCAGCACCTGGTTCAATTTCAGTTATGAAGATGATTAATGAAATCGGAGAACATGTCCGTGCGGGTAAGAACCGTAGAACCGCTTTGATGTCTATTTTAGAGGTTAGCCATCCCGATTTCTTGGAATTCTTATCAGTTAAACTTGACCGTAAAGAATTAACCAATTTCAATATTTCTGTAGCTATTAACAATAGATTTATTACAGCAGTGGAGAACAATGAAGATTGGTATTTTACGTTCGGAGGTCGCCATAGTAAGTATTTTTGCTATACAGTAGACCGTACAAATGAAGAAGGTGTAACCGATACTATAACTGTAGTAGCTAAAGATGAAGAAGACGCAATTGGAAGAGCTGACCAAAACCATAAAGTTGGATGGTCTGATACTTTCTCAAACGCCGTCATATCCCCTATTAAAGCAAAAGATATTTGGGAAAGAATCTTAGATAATGCAGTTGAATCGGGTGAGCCTGGCGTATTTAATGTCGATTTGGCAAACGAGTATACAAACGTATCTTACTTTGAAGAAATGCCTGCTACTAATCCTTGCGGGGAAATAACACTTCCTGCATATGGAAACTGTTGCTTAGGTCATGTTAACTTGGCTAATATGGTAGACATGGAGGGTAATATTGATTATCGCAGACTTGCACGGACTATTAGAGTCGGCGTTAGGTTTTTAGATAATGTACTAACAGCTAATACATTCCCAATCAAAGAATGTGAAGAAGTAGGACTACGAAGCCGACGAATTGGACTTGGAGTTACAGGACTGCATTACTTCCTAATTAAAGCTGGATTTAAGTATGGGTCTGAAGCATGTTTAGAATTCCTTGAACGTTTATTTTCAACTATTCGAAATGAAGCTTATAAAGCATCTATGTATCTTGCACGTGAAAAAGGAAGTTTTGAAAAGTATGATTTTAGTAAACTTAAAAACGAAAAGTTTATGAAAACAATACCCGCAAGAATTCGTGCTGATATTAAAAAGAACGGATTACGTAATGCTGTAATGTTAACTGTAGCTCCAACCGGAACTATCAGTATGGTATTAGGAGTATCTACAGGGCTAGAACCTATCTTTGCTCCAGTGTATAAGCGAACATGGAAAACAACAACTCCAGGAGTGTTTAACGAAAATATCGTAATAGACCCTCTCTTCAAGGAAATGTATTTAAGAGGTAGAGATTTAACTCACTGTGTAGGAGCTTACGATGTAACTCCGGAAGAGCATATGAAGGTACAATCCGTAGTACAGGCGCATATTGATTCTGCGGTTTCAAAAACTTGCAACCTACCTAATGATTATAAAGCAGAAACTTTATACGAGGATTTGCTATCTCAAGCTCATGACCTTAAAGGGGTAACTTTTTATAGAGCAGGTTCTAGAGGTAATGAACCACTTCAAACGGTTGACCATACTTCAATAGATTTAGACGCTTTAATTAGAGGGGGGAAACTAGAAGAATTAGCATCATCAATTGATACTTGTATAGATGGAGTATGTGAACTGTAATGCCAATGTATAATTATTATTGTGAGTCTTGTGATACTATCTTTGAAGAGTTAGTATCGCAAGACTATTATAAAGAACCTCAAGAGCATGATGAATGTGGTAATCTAGGGCATAGAACTGCCGAAGGGCAGGAAATAGTTGCGCATGGTATAGGATTAAAAGAACATTCTAGATCTTCCGGCTCAGGTAGCCGTAGAAAAGTAGAAGAGTCTTGGTTAGAGGGGGAAATTGATAATACTAAGGAAGCCATTAAAGGGAAGTCTGGAATTTCTCCATATACTAACTATAAAATAAACCATGATGTAGCCGTCGACCAAGGTCTTGCTAAGAAGGTAAACCCTAAAACCGCTAAATTACGCAAAGATTCTTCTAAAAAGATAACCCAGCAAGTAGCTACTAAAATGTCCAATAATGATAGAAAAAGATCTGAAGATGGACACAACGTAAAGGATAATTAAATGCCAGTAGTAAATTTCTTAAATACTTCCGAAAACCCAGACCCAGCTTACAAGCATGATAATGATGCAGGGTTTGATTTATATTCTAATGAGGATATTCGAATAGAACCAAATCAAACTACTCTAGTAGATGTAGGCTTAAGAGTAGATATTCCACCTGGGTTTGAGGGTCAAATTAGATTAAGAAGTTCTTACTCTAAACTTTCAATAATAATTCCAAATGCACCTGGAACTATTGACAGTGGGTATAAAGGTCCTATTATGGTTGCTGTTAGAAATTTAAAACTCCATGAACCTTTTGTAATTATTAAAGGTGAGAGATTTTCCCAAATGGTAATTAACGAAGTTCCAATCATAACGTTAAACTCAGTTGATAAAGATACATTCTTTGCTGAAAAAACATCTCGTAATGAAGGTGGTTTTGGGTCTACTGGGAATAATTGGTAAAGTAATAATTTTTTTGTATCTATTTTTATAACTTCAAAGCTTTTATAAGATAATGACTACCACATATGAATTATCAGATAATATCCAACGAGGTATTATATACTTAGCTAAATCGGATACTGGGTTTCTTACCCAAGCTATGCCGATGGTAAAAGCAGAGTACTTCGAATACCCCTCACACCAAAAGATGTACAAGATTATAGTAGATTACTATATTAAGTACAAAAAACTACCATCGGATGATTTTATCCTAGAAGATGTAAAACAGGTAAAGACTTCAAACGAATTATTTTCTGACTACCGAGATGAGCTAACTCTTATTAATAACTTAGATGAAAACTCATTAAATAATGAAGATTACCTGTTAGATTTAGTAGAAGGGTTTGCTAAAGAGCAATCTTTAAAAGATGCAATCATTCGCTCTGCTGAAATGGTTAAATCTAAGAAATACTCAGAAATAGAACCTATTATGCGAGATGCTATGACCGTTAGCCGTAATGTTGATTTAGGTTTAGATTATTTCTCAGATATTGAAGAACGTTGGGACCGTTTAAATTCAGATAAACATAATGCTGAGCATAGGACAATTTTTGAATCCTTAAATGAAGCATTAGAAGGCGGGTTAGCATCCAAGGAGTTGGCAATGGTAGTCGCTCCTCCTGGGGTAGGTAAATCTCTTTACCTTGCTAACCAAGCTGTTCGTTCGTGTTTAGACGGGTCTAATGTTCTTTATATCTCATTAGAAATGGCGGAAGATAGAGTAGCACAGAGACTCGATAGTATTTTCTCGCGTATTCGTCAAGACCAGCTAAAAGATCGCTGTGATGACCTTAAAAGTAGGTTAGAACAAGTTACTGCTACAGTTCCTGATAGAGGTCAGCTTAAGATTAAAGAGTTTCCCACTAAGAGAGCTGGGGTAAATCAACTTCGTGCTTATTTAAATCAGTTAAGTAATTATGAAAACTTTACACCGGATGTTATTATAGTAGATTATTTAGAATTGCTAGCAACCGATAATGATATGGCTGAGTATCAAGCTCAAGAACGCCTAGCCCAGGAACTTAGAGGTTTAGCTATTGAGCATAAATGCCTACTCTGGACTGCTACACAAACAAACCGAGAAGGTAAAAAGGTAAGATTAATTACCGATACAGAGTTAGCAGATTCATACGGGAAAACCCGTGTATGCGACTTGGTTATTTCAATCAATCAAGACGAAGAAGAATTCGACAAAGGTAAATCTAGAATTTACATAATTAAATCCAGAAACGGCAGAGCAAGATTTATTATCCCGGCTAAAATGGATTATCAACGACTGGTAATAGGACAAGAATAATGACAGATTATAGAGATAGAAGACCACCCGCAACTGATAGTATGTTATTTTCATTTGCAAGGTGTATAACAGCAGGAGCACTTATATTTTCAGTAGCTTACGGAGTAGGAATACCTTTGTACCTAGCAATTAAATCAACATTCTTTTAAAAATGAGTTATAAACACCCAAATATTTTACATATAGGATTTAAGTCTTATGAAATTGTGCAAAAAGATTTATCTGACGTAGATGGAGATGAGTTGTATGGCTATGTAGATTTAACAACTAATGTAGTTTACGTAGACCCTAGTCAAGACGAAATTGATTATAAAGGAACTTTACTTCATGAAATTTTACACGTAGGATTCCAACTTTTCGGACTAGGAGATGATGATGAAATGCCGGGGATTAGAAATGAATTCCTTACTACAATTACATCTAATATGATGCAAATGCTAGTAACTTTGAACCCTGAACTCTTTGAATTTATATTTTCCAGAGATTCTTCTTCAAAATCCTTCAAAAATCTCTATAATATAAAGAACGATGAATAACGAAATTAAAGAACTATACGATACCTTTGCTGATGAGTACTTAACCATCTCAAAGAAGTATCTGCAAATAAATGATTCCGATATTGAGGAAACCCTAATGAATCACTCTGCAATCTACGCTTATTTTGCCGCTCTTTTATCCTATGCAAAAAAGGTCCGAGATGATGTAACTATTAAGTTAGATAAGGATGAAGCAGACATAATGGCAGCTAGAAGATTATCACTAGAGTCAGTAGGGACTAAGGTAACTCAAGGATCTTTAAACTCATACGTTCTATCCGTTCCAGAACTAGTAAATACCCGACAAAAACTTGTCAACGCCGATAGCAGGTATACTCTTGCTAAGAGCCTCATTAACGCACTAGACCATCAAAAAGATTGCCTAGTACAAATCTCAGCCAATAAAAGAGCTGAAGCAAAACTATTTTCAACAAATTAAACAACTAATAATAACATGGTAAACATCGAAGAATTACGTAAAAAGTATAACCAAATTAACAAGGCTCCTGGAAGTGGCGATAGCGCTGATTTTCTTAAGAAGTTCTTAATGATGGAAGAAGGCACTACACAAGTGCGAGTCCTACCGGCTAAAGACCCGGATGAAAATTTCTACGCTGAAACAGGTATTCATCGTATTAATGATAAAAACCACCATTGCC